CAGTGGCGATCAGAAGGTCGCGGCGCTTTGTTTTTTTAATTCAGTGGTGGCATGCTTGGACTCCACATCCTTGCGTGCCAGCTTTTTCCGTTTGTCCACCAGGTAGACGATCAGTGCTTTGTTCATTCGATTTGTCCTCCAGTGACGTAAGGAAAGTAGCAGATGTTACGGTAAGTCAGGCAAAGCCAGGGACGGTGGGCTAAGTTCCACCAAGCTCTGTCTTTTTGAGCCTGCTCCTCTTGGTTGTACTTGCAACCACGATACGTTAACGTCATGGGTTCTGTATCTATTGATACGGAAAGTATATGACGATTGATGTATGTGATGTTGTTCACCTTGTAACACAACACCAAACAATCTCATGACACTTCTTGTTAATCGAATGGATGATGATTGGAGCGAAGATTATCCAGATGAAATGTTTGAATTTGGATCTCAGTTTATGTACATGAGTGGCTATGACTCTTATCTAGATCTTGATTCGTTAATGGTTTTACTTTGGAAAATGAATCAACGTATTAAGGAGTTGGAAAACAAGCAATGAAAGGTTTTGGTTCAACTCAACAACCAACAAAGTCAGCATCGTATTGGATAGCTGCCTACACCAAAGACAATGAGGACGAACCGCTTGGCATTCACAAAAAAGTCTTGTCTTACAAACCAGGGCAAGACAAAGAACTCTTGATGATTCGTTACTGCAATTCAATCATGAAAATTAACAAAAACATATGGGAGATCCTGGTCCATCAAGGACCAGATGATACCCCAGATTCTGGTGACCAAATTGTTTTGCGTTTATCCAGGGGGAAATTCAAGGGCTCTGCCCAAGTAAACTAACTAGCCATTACCACTAATCACCCATGACACAAGAACATCCCATCACCCCACCGCCAGAGCTGGTGCAGCAGTGGCGAGAGCAGGCTCCGCGTTGCCGTGACAGTGGCATTGCTCGTGAAGACTGGCTGATAACGCGTGCCGCCCAATGGGGCGCCGACCAGGAGCTGGAGGCGTGCTGTGAGTGGCTGGAGGACTGGGTGGGCAATGACAGTTATGCAATCCCGATGCGGGCCGCCAGACGCCCCAAGCCGCCGAGCTTGAAGGAGCAAGCGTTGGCTGCTGCTGCTGAACTTGAAGGCTTTAAGGGCGTTGACATCATCCGCCGCGCCCTTGAACAACTACCCGACAACGAGTAGTCACCTTCTTTAATGGACCTGAGTATGTCCCTAAACTACTCATTAGTTTTTCTTATCATTCACTTCAACTCAACACCATGAAACTCCTCAAGTTTTCCACCGGCAATGGCAAGCTCAAGAATCGTTTGATCTTCAATTTGCCTGCTGGGTACGCATGCCCTCACGCTGGTGTGTGCAAGACCTTTGCTGATCGCACCACAGGGCAGATCACTGACTTGCCTCAGTACACAGGCGTGACGGCAACACAGGACTTCCGTTGCTTTGCTGCCATGGCAGAGACACGTCCTGCCGTACGGGAAGCACGTTGGTACAACTGGGATCTGTTGCGTGAAACTATTCACATGAATGGGAACCAGGCTGTGCTATTGCGTGACCTGATCGACCTATCGCTCTTGATGCAACCAGTTAAAGAGTTGATTCGCATCCATGAGTCTGGTGACTTCTGGACTGAGAATTACATGCGAGCTTGGATCATGGTGGCCCAAGGTCGGCCGCAACAAAAGTTTTACGCATACACCAAGTCTCTTGGCATGTGGTACAACTTGCGTGATATGATCCCATTCAATTTCTATCTCACTGCATCGCACGGTGGCACACTCGACTACTTGATCGATAAGTATCCTGAGGTGTACCAGCGGGTTGCTTATGTTGTGTACACAGAAGAGGAAGCAGCAGAGCGTGGATTGCCCATTGATCACAGCGACAGTCATTGTTTAGGTGACAAACCGTTTGCGCTTTTGGTCCATGGATCCCAACGTGCTGGTTCTGATGCCATGGCTGCTATCACACAACGCAAGAAAGAAGGCAAGTTTGTAGGGTATAGCAAGAAGAATCGGGAATAATTCCGTAAGCACTTGCGGATCAGGTGAAATCAGATATCATCTATCTGTCTTTCATCTGATCCATGTCTTACGTAATTGCTTGTTGGCAATGGGGCAAAGCCCATGCCATCACTGCTAATAGTGAAACCAATAAGTTTGAGTTGATTCCACTAGACTCTGATGTAGCTTTAAACAAGATCTTGTCGCTTCCGTATCGTGCGGGTGCACAGCAAATCTTGAAGTGGATCAACAGTAACGATGAAGACCTTGCCTGTAAAGAACTCTCAATTCAAGATGAAGCCCGCTTCCGTAAGTGATAAGTTCTACGTCTTTGACTTGGAATCTGATGGTCTTTATGACAAGGTTACTAAGATCCACTGCATTGTCATCCATGACATCACCGGCCAACAAACTTTTAGCTATGGGCCTGATCGCATTGCTGATGCTATTGCTCATCTGGCAACCGCTGATGTTTTGATAGGTCATAACCTGCTTTTTTTCGACATTCCTGTTCTGCAAAAGTTGCATTCATTTGACTGCAAAACACGCATCATTGACACACTCATCTGTACACGATTGATCTGGCCCAAGGAAAAACTCTATGACCTTGACATTGAACAATATCCGCAGGTTCCACCGAACCAGCGAGGTGCCGCATCACTTAAGGCCTGGGGATGGAGGTTGGCCGATCATAAGATCAGCTTCAAAGACTTCTCCACATATTCTCAGGAGATGTTGGACTACTGTATCCAAGACGTTGCAGTTACTACAAAACTCTGGGAGCATATCACCAAACAGAACTATCCAGAGCCAGCGCTCAAGCTTGAACACGACTTTGCTTTGGCGATTAACAAACAAATTAGAGCAGGCGTTCCTTTTGATGTGGATGCAGCTCTTGATCTTGTGGATGATCTCCGAGCAAAAGAAGCACAACTTGAGCCACAGCTAAAGGAAATCTTTCCTCCAATCAAACACAGCACATGGTTTACCCCTAAGGTAAACAACACCAAACGTGGTTATGTCAAAGGAGTTCCATTTGAAAAAATACGATACGAAGAATTCAATCCTGGATCTCGTGACCAAATTGCTGATCGCCTTAAGAGTAAGTACGGATGGCAACCAGAAAAATTTACTGCGAAAGGAAATCCAGTCGTTGATGATGAAGTGTTAGAGCAGTTGCCTTATCCGGAGGCAAAAGCTTTGGCAGAATACATGCTTGTCAAGAAACGTCTTGGACAAATTGTTAATGGCAACAATGCTTGGCTCAAGTTGGTTAATAATGACAGCGGTCGCATGCACGGTGACGTTGTTACTAATGGTTGTATCACTGGTCGTTGTTCTCACCGATACCCAAATATGGGTCAAGTTCCAGCGGGGTATTCGCCATACGGTAAAGAATGCCGTGCATTATTTCATGCACCGCAAGGGTGGGACATGATTGGCATTGACGCCAAAGCATTGGAGCTACGTTGTTTGGCTGGTTACCTTGCTTATTGGGACCAGGGGGAATATGCGCGTATCGTAACAAATCCTGAGATTGACATCCATGTGTATAACCAGGAACGTTTTGGTGTAGAGACTCGTGATATAAGTAAGAGGTTGCTGTACGCTGTATTATATGGCGCCGGCAATCTCAAAGCTGGTACCATTATTAACCCGAAGGAAAAAGATGACGAAGTTCTCCGTCAACTAGGAAGAACTGCAATCAATTCATTCATGAAAGGTGTACCAGCTCTTAAATCACTCAAGGAAAAGATTGATGAAAACATTGGATCCAGGGGTTATCTCATTGGGCTTGATCGTCGTATTTTATATTGTCGCTCAGCTTTCAAAGGACTGAATGTTCTATTGCAATCAGCAGGTGCAATCCTGATGAAGCAAGTTGTTATTAACATTCACAACAACATTGAACAAAACCTTGGCTTGACCCACGGCAAGGATTGGGAGCAAGTCCTTATGGTTCATGACGAAGTGCAACTGGTTTGTAACCCACAGCACACGGAGCGCATCCGTGACCAGGCCATGGCAGCTTTCCCGCAAGCTCAGAAATTCTTTGGGTTCCAATGCGAAATTGAAGGCGACTCTCGTGTAGGATCCTCGTGGGCTGAAACGCACTAGTTATGAAACTCAACAAAGAGAACTCTGGTGTAGTTGCAAAAGCAATTGCATCTGCCATTATTGGCATTGTAATTTGGTGCGGTCTTAAATACGCATTTAATTTCACTTGGTTTCAAAGCTTTATGCTTGCTTGGTTGTATTGCATTCTTAGAGATTCAGTTATTCATTCCAAAGAATAAAGTTACGTCCTAAGCATGACGTTAAACTGCTTTAACACAACCCTTTTGATCCGATGAATTACGTTGATGTTTGCGCAATCCTGAACGAGAATCCTCGTCAGGTGTACACCAGTTCAACCACATTCAACTACTGCGCTGAAGTAACACTTCCGCCAGTTGGCAACAAAGCACCCACTATCCTTGTACTCAATGTTTACGGGAAAACCGGAGATGCTTTCCGATCCCTCAACAAAGGAGATCGGGTGTACATTCACGGCTCCAAGCTACGGTTTGATCTCGAATCAAAAACGTACTCGCTCAATGGAGGAGTTGTTGCTCAAGTTACTGAAGCATTCCCTGTCTTCAACGACGTCATCTTGACGGGACGTTGCATCAAAGACATTGATCAAACAGATGCACGTGCTTTCAAGACAACCGCAGATGGTTTGATGATTGCCAATCAAACACTCTCGGTAAACACTGGGCGCAACCAAGCTGATCTCTTTAACTTCTACGCAATTAACACGGCACAAGATAAGTTCAACCAAGCTGAACTTCTTGTGAACATGACGCGCAAAGGCACTGGTCTTACGATTCGTGCCAGGATTGTGACCGATGCCTGGACCGATAAAGAGTCCAATCAACGGCGCAGCGTCACCAAGTTGCAGCTTGTGCAGATGACACTGGCTCCCAAAACAAATGAGTCTCAGCCGAAACAAGTGACATCCCAAACAACTGTGGCATCCACAGAGAATGTTGCTAGCCTATGGGGCGGCAAGACCGTTGAGGAGTCCAGCGATCCCTGGAATGCAGGCCCCAACACTGGGCTGCCTGATCTCCCCGGTCAATACGGCAACGCACCTGAATTCAACGACGAAGTTCCATTCTGATGTCAACTCAACCTGAAGATCAGTTCACTCTCCTTTATGAGGATGGTAAACGAAAAGTTCTGCATGAGTTCCAGTGCATTGGCACTGATGAAATTGTTGATGAGTTCATTAATTTCATGCGTGGTGTTGGGCATCTTGAGCTAAACATCATCGAGCGAATGTACGAAATCTCAAAGCAGTATCTTGCTTTGTACCAAGGGGAGCCAGCTATTCAGTTACCTCTCCAACAAGATGATCTTGAGAAAGTAGCTTAACTTCCCGTCCTCTGGTACGACGTTAAACTGCCTGTCCTTGACTACGAACTAACCATGACTGCTTCAATGACTACTAAGAAAACCTCTGCACTTGCAACACGTGGGCTGGATTCCTTCAAACTTTTCCAAGATAAAAAGTTTGTATCCGGATACCAGAATCTTGTCACCATCCAACCTCTCAACAAGTCCAAGATCCGAGGTTGGTTCGTGCGGAAGTCAGACCTTGATGCTTGTGGATGGAACGCCACTGAAGATCAATTTGCTAAGGGTTCAGTTATCTGGGACTACAAGCAAACTTTTGGTATGGCTCCCAACACTTCAATTGAAGAAGGACTCAATTTCATTGAGCCTCGTTTGCAAATCCTTTTGCGTTCTCCCCTCATGGTTGAGGAAACCACAGGGATGAGACAGACGATTGGAACCTTTGAGGATCCAGATGTCAAAGAAATGTTTGATAACGACAAGGTTGCCGCTGATCTTGCCAACAGCAAAGGCGAGATGTATAAGCGTAAGTACAGTGTACGTACAAAGTACCTGGTCTACGTCTTGACCCAGGACAACAAACGTGCTCACAAGATTCCCATGGTGCTTACGCTCAAGGGTCTTAACGGCACCGACGTCAGCGACAAGGTCAAACTGTATGAAAAGGAAATGTCTAAGTGCTTGAGCAAAGCACTGGACTCTGAGGTACCTTTGGCATTCAACGAAAAGTTTTATGCCACCACAGTGTTTGCTCCCGTACTTGCCAACGAGATGCGTGGTGCAAACAATGTAGAGATTTGTGCTATCGAATCGTTTGAGATTCCTGATTACAGCTCTCAAGATGAAGCGATTACTTCGCTGAATCGCCTCAGCATTCCCGATGAAGATCGTGAATCAACCTGGAAGTTCCAGGAGATGTTCAGTGATTACATCAATCAACATGCACGACAAGATGCACAAAAGCTCGGTGGTGCATACGGAATCAAAGAAGGAGTTGAGATCCTGCCTGTCTCTCGGACTACGGATACAGTTGATGTCAAGGCATTACCTGCTCGTGATCCCCTGACTGGTGAGGATGCAGATCTGAGCTGATGACTAAAGCAAACACGTCTGTTGATTTGCTTGGAATGATTGACCCCTCCGGGGGTCTTTATTCCTGTTGGCCTTACATTGGTCGACGATGGCATCGAGATGGCTATGGTTATCCAAAGCGTAACCAAAAAGCAATTCTTGCTCATCGTTGGAGCTACGAGCATCATTACGATGTTGAGTTAACTCCTAAGATTGTTATCCGACACAAATGTGATAACCCTGCATGTTGTAATCCTTTACATCTAATGCCTGGTTCTCAAGCCGACAACATCAATGACATGCATCAAAGAAAGCGCTGGAAGCCTGGGAGGCATCCTTTAACTTTAAATGAAAAGACTATTTGTCAAATCATTGAGTTAAGAAAACAGGGTTTATCGCAAGACAAAATTGCCAAGATTGTTGGTTGCTCTCAGCCAACAGTTGGTAAATACCTTTTGTTTTGCGACAGCCTGTGATTAATCGTTGATAGCTGGGAGCTTATGAGAGTAATTATCTTTCATAAGCTCCATTGCATCAGCAACTAATCCTTTGATTGCAATCTGACGCTGCGTGGCAATCTTGGTTAACAAGGTTGCCATTTCCTTTAGCTCACTCATTGAACTGCAATCATTAATGCTACGTATCATCTTCTCTTGCCAGAACATATCCTCTGGCGACATTTCAAATTTCAACATGTTATTCAATTGGTTCAGTTTATTCTACGCCTTCATTTAAACTTGACTTGATTCCACTGAATGTGTTAAGGATTACCAAATGAAACCTGAAGACAAAGCCGCACTCAAGGTTGGTGGTGCCACGGCTCTCATCGTTGGTACCATTGCGTTTTGCGCACCAAACCCTGCTGCTTGGGCCGCTGTGATCTGGGGATCGTATAAGATGGGCAAGCAGGCCAGGGATCGAGAGATTGACCGGCAAGCCAAAAGACGTTGGTCAACTGACCAAGATCACTGCATCTAACACCACACCATTCAACTCATGACAACGCAACTTCAGCAACAAGAACTTAACGCTGCTCAGTCTCTGATCTACACACGTACTAACATTGGTCGTGCGTTCCAGGATTTTGATGACACCGAAATTGCTGGCATTTATCTGCGAGATGACAATTGTCTTGTGGTGCGTCGTGATGGTAGCGAGCAGGCTTACCCACGGGAGCTGATTAAGCTAGCCTTCACGAATTACACCAACCGTCTCAAAGATTTCTTTTCTTACCTTGGCCCTAATTATCGTGGCCCTAGTGTATGGCACAACAATGCTTACGTATTGTTTAAGGGCTGGAACTACACACACGCACTCGGACACCTGACTTCCAATGCAAAACTACAAGCTCACTGGGCAGACAAATTTATACACATATCAGACGTTGCCAAAATCACAACCATCCTTCAGTCTGACCAAACGGACATTGGCCATTTGGTTGCGCCGGACGGGATGCGGCTTGCGAATCGGCCGATTGATATGGACTCTGAACTGGACGATGGCACCAAACAAGACTCGATGTTTGGCGAACCTACATGCTCATGTGGGTCCTTTCAACGTCAGCTCAGTAACCTATCTTTTTTCCAAGAAGAGATCCAGGGATTTAAACCATGGTGCATCCACCTGAGTTGGTTTAACAAGTACCGTGAGCTGCTGTGCAAGCGCACAGATGCGCGTAACGCTAGTCCCAGTGGAACACCTGAGAAGTGTGTGGCATGGTTCTATGCACCGCCCAAAGACTCGGTCAGTGATGGACGTTTTGTTTTGTTGTATACCAACCAAGGGGCACAAGCTCCGCTGACCCATTGGCGCAACTACAAACCTAACGAAGTGTTCACTCAACACCATGCATGGGATCTATTCTTCAATATGATGGATGCGTCCTATGTGCCATTCCCTGGCATTGCTTTACCTCAACTCAAGTCTGCTATCAAGAAATGACTGACGACATTCTTGAATACGCACGTCAATTAGCTATGCGACCACGCAACGACACAATCATGGGCGACAAACGTTATGATCTTGAGATTCCAGAGGACACTCATTGGGAGCTTGTAAAGCTAGCTGCAGACCTTAAAATGCACCACGAAGACTACGCACAAAACGTATTAATTGGTCATGTTGAATCTGAACTGGATCGAAAAGCTCAAGCTTGAATGTATTGATGAAGAAGATGGCACCATGTCCATCAACATTGAGTGGGATGAAAAAGATCCTGACCTTGACTACTGGACTTCTCTAGGTCCAGAAGGTCAAGAAGAATTTGTTCTCACTGCACTGCGTGAAGCCTGTGCCTCTTACACTGACACCGAATCTTTTGATGATCATGTCGATTGACACCTACGGCCTTAGTTCTGAGCAGTATACCGAGTTCTTCCATAAAAACTTGCGGTTTGCTGCCAAGCTTTACCTTGATACCTGCAACATCTTGAGCAGTGAAGGAGTCGGTAATATTGACTTCAAAACTGTCTCAGAGATGTACCAGGAAACTGTATACACAACAAACGATGATTGTCGTCGTTACCAAAAGAGCAACAACCCTGAGGTATTGAAAGAAGTTACCGCTGATCTTTATGGTATTAGTCCCAGTAGGGAAGAGCTGATGGATGAGATTCAATCGCTTAGCGCCAAGGTGGAATCCCTTGTTGACTACATTGGTAACTTGGTCACTATCACTACGGCAGGCCTTGAGGGTATTGCCACTACCCTTGATGACAAGGTAGACTGAGCACGCACAAACCCTGCAGAGTTGCCGTCCTGGTCATGACGTAAAACTGACCACCACACCATCTCAGCTCAGTCATGTTTGAATCCTTGTTTGCCGCCGTACTTCCGGTGTTAAAAGACATCTTGTGGGCAGCAGCCGGAGCGCTGATGACCTATGCACTTAACAAATTCCAATCTCAATTCAACTAAGTCATGTCACAAATTACCCAGGCTAAACTCAAGGACTTATCTGTTATCAAACTTTACGAGCATTATGCTGCTCTCGAAAAGTCTTTGCCTCTTCTCACTCCTGAGTCCCAGGAACTGGCTAAAGCCGAGCTTGAATCTTGCGCCGACTTACGGTCAGAAAAAATTGATCGCATCTATTACGCCATGGCGGCGCATGAAGATGCCCTTGAACGCATCAAGAAAGAAGGTGATCTCATTACGCAAGCCAAGCGTCACCACGAATCCCAACTGCGGTCGCTCAAAGGTTTGCTAAATTATTTGCGTCGTGTCCTACCACTGGACACGAACAAAATCACCGGTCGCAATTACCAGTTCACCCTTGTTAAAAAGAAAGAACTTACAGTCGAGGTCTCATCGGACCCGGAGTTTTGGCACTCTAAAGAAAGAGAACTTTATTGCGTTACAGAAGAAGTCACCACAACTAAACGAGTTGTGTTACGTTCAATGTCAGGAGAAATCCTTAACGAAAGGATTGAACCCAAAACAACCACTAAAGTCCTCCCTAACCTTGATGCCATACGCAGCGCCTATCAAGAAGGTCAACAACTCCCAAGCGGAGTCAAAGTCCAACAAGAATACTCCGTCCGTTCCAAACGAATCTTCTCAGAACCACGACTGGACTTGGTATCATCCGAGTATCCAGGAGAGTTTCTACCAGAAGATTCCAGCGCCGACTGATGGTGAAGACGCTCGTATCAAGATGAGCTGTCATGATCATGCGATTAAAGACTTTGATCTCCAACTGGAGATGAATGGTCTGCAAATGGAAATGCTTATGGAAGAGGGCAAGGTGTTAGACTACCACATGAGTGAGTATGAAGACCTTGAGCAAAAAAAGCTCAAGCTTCTAGTTGGTAAACGGTTTCACCAAAATGCAGCTAATGCCTATTGGTATTGGACGCAACGGGAGAAAGCTGGTAAATAAACTGCAATACAATAAGTAAAGCAGTAGGAGTTCCATGGGCGGTGATCCCGTTTTAAACAAATTAATTGCTGGGTTTACCCAAGATGGGACTCCTTTATCAGCAACCATTGGTTCTAAAATGGAGCATGGTGTTGTCATTTTGACGGCAGCCATGCTTTCTAATGAAAACCTTGCTGCATCAATGGATGCAGAAGAGATGGTAGATGCTGCCATCAATTACTACAACTTGATTCAAAAACGTCTTGGGTATTACCAAGAGCATCAGGCCCATTCCCTTGAGCGTTTGTTAGGCAGCTAATTACTGCTACAGTAATTGCACCCTTACGACAAGGAATGGAACCCGTCTACGTACCAAAGCTCACCGTGTCTTTTGCGGTTGACCTTGAGTTGGAGTACAACTCTTTCGGCGGTAAAACCGCAGATGAAATTACAGAGGCCCTCCAAGACGAGCTGGATGATCTATTATTTGAGTTGCCTAACGTGACCGGTGTCTACACAAGCTGTACTGCCATCCAATTCAATGACTGACGACCTTGCCACCAGGCTCAATACAGCCGGTGCATTTGATACGCCTTGGCTCAAAGAACAACTGCAAAGTTGGAATGTAATTACTGAGCAAAAGAAAGCCGACTTTATGGAACACATGTACAAGTGTTCAGGTCGTACCAGCGGTCTTTACACTGGGCTATGGCAAGACTTTTGCATCCGTGAAGCAGGCCCTATCATGCGGGAACGGTACTTTGAAATGCTCGAAGCAATCCGTCTCTATGAAGAAGGTTTGCTTGAACCTATTTCTTAAGGTTTACACTGAACTGACACATTTGTTAGGGCGTGCCACGATAGTGGTGCGTCCCTTTTAGTTATGACTACAGCCAACGAACCTGTCGAGGCCATTGCTAAATGGCAAGAGTGGTATCGCAAACATCGTGTTGTTCCTGAAATTAACGCACCACTTGTCACCCAAGATTCTGGTACTCTGGATGCCAGCAACAATCTATTGACTGACTACTGCACAACTATGTCATTTGAAAAAGCCAAAGAGTATTTTGCCGATACTCTTGCTGAATTTGCCAATGAGTTATCCGGCAAAGAACTCTACAAAGCTTTCTATGCCGCTGCCATGGACAACATGGATTGCGCAGAAAAAGAATACAACAAAGCCAAGCAACTTGTTGACATGCTACGTCATAACAATGTCGCGCCTTAAAGATCCCGACTACCCAACTTGGGTCTGTGATACCTGTGGCCAAGACTATGGCACCTGGTACAAAAAGGGTTCCTACATTGGACCGCCACATCACTATGCCACTTATCACAACGGTACATGTGGTGTCTGTGGTGCAGAAAACATCCCCGTCACGGAGCCCAGGGACTATGGGCATCTAGCTGGTGAGTGGAGGGCTGCGATAATAAAGAGACGTAAGCCTAAGTCCGATGCCAATCTATAGAGAAGCAGGCGAACCTCTTTTATATGAAGTTGTAAAGGTACAAACTTGCAGTGGTCAACCCCTTGAGGTAACTACTGCAAGTGGTAATACTGTTTATATACAACCGGCAACTACGGCAGGTGATGCGTTTGGGCGGCTGCGGACGTCAAGTCCGCTGACGCTTTTTGATTCCAGTCATCGTTATCGCGATAATGGATTGTGGGCTACTTCCACAGGAACAGGTGGTACCTACACATTTAGTAGTGGAGAAGGTCTTGTCAACCTAAATGTAACCACCGCGTCCGGCGCGGAAGTTCTTAGAGAAACCACCAAAGTGTGCTCATACCAACCAGGGAAATCCCTGCAGGTTATGAATACATTTGTCATGGCTTCTGGTAAAGCAAACCTGAGACAACGGGTTGGTTACTATGGCACGGATAATGGCATCTACATTGAAGTTAGTGGGGTTAGTGCTCCTTCTTTTGTTGAAAGGAACTCCGTGTCAGGCGTTGTTGCTGAAACACGAGTTCCTCAGACCCAGTGGAATGTAGACCAGCTAGATGGCAATGGCCCTTCTGGTTTTACGCTTGACATCACCAAAGCTCAGATCCATTGGATTGATGTGGAATGGTTGGGGCTTGGTACCGTGCGTACTGGTTTTGTAATCAATGGGCAACTAGTCCATTGCCATTCATTTCACCATGCAAATCTTATTGCTTCAACCTATATGACAACGGCGTCTTTGCCGGTGCGTTATGAAATCACAAACCTTGGTACGACTGCAAGCAGCAGCACACTGAAACAAGTATGTACAACAGTGCTATCAGAAGGTGGCTACGAATTACGTGGTGCACAGTCCTCTATTGGTACACCGATTGCCTCTCCGCGTGATTTAACAAATACCTCAACGGATTATCCGGTTGTTGCAATTCGTCTTAAATCAACTCGTCTTGATGCGGTTGTTATCTTGACCGCTATTTCTTTAATGGGCATTACCAATAACTCCAACTACAACTGGAAAGTTATTGTTGGTGGTGCAACCAGTGGTGGAACATGGTCTGAAGTAAGTTCTGATTCTTCGGTTGAATACAACATTACTGGCACGTCTTATACCCAAGGAACAGGGCGGGTGCTAGCTGGCGGTTTTGCCACAGGTTCCAACCAAGGATCAACTGTGATTGACATCTTGAAAGAAGCATTGTTTAAATTCCAGCTAGAACGTAATAGTTTTACTAGTACGCCAACAGAACTTACGCTTGTGTGCAGCAGTGCCCAGGCTGGATCCGATGTGCTGGCTTCTTTAGACTGGGAAGAAATTTCAAGATGAGTCGTTAATACGCTATAATTTACAGGCGCGTTACCGCTTGTTTTGTGTCCATCCTCTTAAAAAACAGGCTTTCCCTAAAAGCCCATCGTACTTTGATTGAAGGACGCTTCTACATTTGTACAGAATCCCCCAGTGGATTGCGGTATAAAGTAAACTTACGTGGCTCTGCCAAAGCAGGTGCTGTTGCAGGTTCTTGTAATCACAACGGTTATTGGCAAATTGGTATCCGCATAAATGGAACATATAAAAAATTTCAAGCACATCGTATTGTTTATTTTCTTCAAACAGGTACAGATCCCGGTGAGTTAATTGTTGATCACGCACAAGGAGTTGAAAACCCGCTTGATTTAAGGGGAGGTACTCAAAGCGATAACTTAGGTAACGCAAAAAAAAGATTGTTGGTAAATGGTAAACCAACAACAAGCAAATACAAAGGAGTTAGTTGGTTTACTTCCACACAAAAATGGCGAGTTGAAATAAGACATCAAGGTAAATCAATTCATCTTGGTTATTTTGACGATGAAGTTACTGCTGCTTTGATGTATGATGCAAAAGCATTTGAGTTACGTGGAGACAAAGCACGTTTAAACTTTCCGCATTAGCCGCTGATAAACTAGAACTATTGAGAAAACACCATGTATACTCCTGGTCCTCAAACGCAACAACCACCCCAGATGGGGGTGACTCCAGAGCCGCAAGCAAAGCCCAAGGCGCCTGGTAAATCAAAGAATGGTGATGTTGGGGCCTTTATCCAGCAATGTATTTCCCTCTGCTCCTACCTCAAGGAACTTCAAACACAAGCGCACTTGGTCCATTTAAATTTTGAGGGATCAAACTTTCTTGGCGTGCATGCTTTTCTTAAAGAACAATATGAAGCTCATCTAGAACAGTTTGATACGTTAGGTGAGTTTATTCGTTCTTTAGATTATTTAATGCCGATGTGCGCCAGGGGGCTGGCAGATGCTGGCCCAGGTATTCAGCATGTTACTAGCTATAAAGGTACTGATCAACTTGCTACGTACTACAAAAATCTTGAAGAGCTTGGCATGAAAGCTAAAAAACTTGAGCCTATTGCGGCCAAGGTAGGTGCTATTGACGTGCAAAATTATATGGCAGAGCTTTGCGGCCAAGCTTTTAAAGCTGCTTGGTTCTGTAAAGCTACTCTACGTAATGGGTAAGACGGTGACAGTTGCAACATAATAGTATACACTTGCTAATCTCTTCTTCTACGCGTTTCCAGGCGTAGCCATGGTTCACCATGCTGGAGATGTTATTGTCCTTGTCTCCAATGTGGTGGAACTCAAGGACACGATGATCATTCAAACCACACTTCTCGCATTGCAGAGTCTTCTTGTACTCCAGAAGCTTTTGTCGGTTCTTGTTGATGCGTTCCTTGGATTGGCTCCAGGGCATTTATAAAATTTATTCGTGTAATTAATATAACGCTTTTATTGATGTTTGTTATATCGAGATGACAGGGATTGAACCTGTGACCCTCTGCTCCCAAAGCAGATGCGCTACCGCTGCGCTACATCTCGGAGCAGGGCAAGAGTATCCGCCTACGATAATCTACGATGCGGCCTAGGGGACTCTTTGTTTAATGCAACGTTCCTTGTTGCACCCTGATCGGTCGTGCTGGAATCGAACCAACTTTCTCGTGCATTGTCTGCCCGTCCTTACCAATAGACTACCGACCGAGTGACCCCCTGGTTTGTGCATCATCCTGAAAACCATTTTGTTGACGTCAACAAAATGGTCTACGTATCGGAGCTAAGCATAGGGGGTGTTGTTAATAGATGGATGCAGTGTAACTGGCTTACCGACAATCGGGCTGTGAGTTAACCAGGCGTATCCAGACAGTGACTGCACCTCTATCATTGTTACTCCGGGGCCTTTGCTGACAGAGAGCAAAGGTTGGTAACCCGGAGAGGCCAGAATAAATCCTGGACTTAATCTTGGGCTCTCCTTCTAGGCTATCTGCCTAACGAGTCACCCAGCCTTCGCGCTTGCCGAATCGGTCCCCGGCGCATCAGCGGCCAACTGAGCCCCATCGAAAGAGAGGGGGAACTCACATATTATACACACAACTTACATCACGGTACTTTAAAAACGTGTCATACATGAAATGATCTGACGTCTCAATCATCCGTGAGTTCTCAACACTGTACTCATTCAGGTCAATCTCGTAGCCAGGGTTCTTATCAATCCTGTTGCGTAGCCAAGCGTCATCGTACCAAATGATTTTGTTATTGGGGTACGCGTAGAAGTTTCCGTTGTCCATACGAAAGAAATGCGCACACTTATGTTCAGGCGTTTCGCTGAAGTTAGTGTTAAGAGTTGCTTTGGATTCCCAAGACCAATCCAGCGTGAACATGTAAACGCCTTGATTGCGTTCTTCTTTGTAGTTAATTAGCTCTGCGCGTAAGTTGGCAAGACGTGAGCGCACCTGCACATCGATATAGGGAGAGAAGCAATCCCACCACATACACTCGTTCAACACAGGGACTGGTGCATCTGGTTTCCAGCACAACGCATGGATTGGGCGACGGGTCCAGTTGACGCCATTCTCCAGAAACACCTCAAACAAAGGTACGCGTTTCTCCAGGGATGCTACAGAGTGTACGTCGCAAGGCGTTACCTCGCCCTGACCTTGCTTGTGGTTGTATAAAAACTCGTTGCGTATATAGCAAGTGAAGGTAGGTAGGTTGTGGTTGAGATATGCCACAAAAAATCCCGGTTGTTATACCGGGATCTTAGCTTCCTTCCTTGCTCTTGTGAGCACTACATTCATAACGTGAAAGGGGTTTCGACTATTACCCCTAGAGCGAAATTGCTCCGTGTGTCAGGATATCACAACACGAGCGTTACTTTTTCTTTTTGGCTGCCGCTTCTTTTTTCTTGGCAATCATTTCTTTAAACTTGTCGCGTGCTTCGGTCTGCTTGGCAGATGCACCACCTTTGCCCTTAGGAGGCACAGCACCTTTCTTGGGAGGCACGGGTTTCTTTTTTTCCATGGTAAAAAGGAATCTTTGTTAAGTATAGGAGCTGTTAATTGTAATTACCAAGCCCAAACACGAACATAACCACTGGCGCCATTACCACCAGCGCCGGAATTACCAGATCCGCTGCCGCCTCCACCGCCGCCTCCGCCGCCAGGAAAAGCTCCATCACCGCCGTTCCCGCCAGTACCGGTAGAACCACCGCCACCGCCACCGCCATCACCTCTTGTAGAACCTGCAACACCTGAACCGCCTCCAGTTCCTCCCGCACCGCCACCACCTAAAGCTGTTGATCCGGTAGCGCTATTTTTTTGTTCAGAAAATCCTTCTCCGCCCGCAGCGCCTGTAGTTGTAGCGTTAATGGTTGTAGCACCACCGCCACCACCGCCACCACCTGGTCCTAAAGATGCTCTAGTAGCGCTTGTTGCAGTTCCTCCGCTAATAGAAGCAGTTCCACCCGAACCTCCATATAAACCGTTTGCACTAAAACCATATTGACTAACTGTTCCTGCAGTAATTGATACAGTACTACCGCCACCGCCACCAGTGCTACTTGCAGTAATAAGTAAAGTTCCAAAAGAAGAAGAACCTCCATCGCCTCCTGGGCTACCGTCTCCAGTACTTGTACGTGCAGCTCCACCTGTGCCTCCTGCACCAACTGTAACCGTTACAGTTGCACCAACTTCGGAAGCTGGAAACCAACGACTAACAAATTTTCCTCCTGCACCTCCTGCACCTCCTGGTCGTGCAGTTGAAGTAGTGGCATTTTTACGCCCACTGCCGCCACCACCACCACCACCAACGCACTCAACATAAACAAAGCTTACGTTGTCTGGCTTTGTCCAGGTCCCATTACTTGTAAATTCTTGATATGAAAGCGTGGCTGAAGAAGAAGAACCTGTATTATCAAACGTCCCAGTAAAGGGATTAAACTCGTAGGCCATTTAATTAACTCTTGGTAACGCTTGTTAAATTCCCGCCGCTATATGTAAGTGCTAGTGTTGCAATAGTTGTGCCACCTGAGCCTCCTGTTTTGTATTCAACACCTGTCAAAGTAGTGCCGCTATAGCTTAAAGAAATATGGTCATAGCTAGGAATACTAAAGCCTTCTTTAATTTCTAAAGGTTTTCCGCTAACTGTTGATACTTTGTAATGCGTATATAGCGCATTACCCTCCCAAACATTTGGCATTTTTATTCTCCTGGTAACTCTATTTTATCAAATAAAACTGTTGGACAGTTTTATTTGCTGTTTTTCTTGTAGCGTTTTGCTACACGGGCAGCACGTCCTGCTTTTTTTGCGGTATCTGTGTTAGGTACAAACTGTTTACCTTCGCGGCTACCAGCTCTTTTCTTTTGATCTGTCTCTTGACGCTCTTCTTTAGACAGCGATGCCCACGCAGCCTTTGGTAGGTAACGCTTGGTATATCCCTTTTGTATAGCCTTGTCTGGCATCACTTGTTCTCCTTGTATTTTTTAGCGGCAGCTTTAGCTTTACCACGTTTCTCGTATTCATCCTTAGTCATCCATTTTTCAGATGACCATTTCTCTAACGACTTTTGTTTTTCTCCCTTGCCACCTTTATATCCACCACCAGCCTTTTCATATTCCTGGGCAAGTAGTTGACTTTTCCTAGCACTCCACTGACCTTTTCGAGCGCCACGATCACCTGCCATAATGCGATCTTTAATTCGCTCGCGTAACTCAGGTTTTGTGTACTTGCTATCATCCTGCGCCATTAGCGTAAAACCCCCATACGACGTGCATCTTCTAAAGTGCCAGGAGCTGTTGCTCCTGCATTTAAAGTCATAACGCCTAAAGCAGGAATAGAAACATAAGGTAAGCCAAAGAAAGTAGCAGCGCCTTTATTTAACGGATCATTACTGCTTGCAACCATTCCTTGAGAAATAGCGGCTTTTCCAAACGGATTGTTTAAGAATTTACCAGCTAACTGAAAGGGATTCACTTCACTTTTTCTTGCGTTCTTCTATTATTTTACGATACTTACATGGACGCAACAAAGCATCGTCAACGTCACGCTTGGTGATGTACGGAAACTCTCGCTCTAGTTGAGCAAAGTATTTAGCTAGACGCTCTTCATCGCTTTGGGGACTGAGCATCGTTCTTGCTGGAGAAGTGCTGCATCAATTCGTCCACTTGCTCCAGGGATTCGAGACGGCACAACAGATCGGAAATCGTGTTAACGGTCAATGGATGCTCAGTGCGTGCAGCAAAGGCAAGGGCGTCGCGCAAGCAATTGGAAGCTTGATCGACTGCTTCTTTAACTTGGGTGGAAAGAGCCATTTCAGATTCCTTGGGTTTACGAAGTACAGGAACGATGATCATGTCAATATCGTAGCAACTAATGTATTGTTGCACGATAAAAAGAAAAGCCTTGGTGTAATACTACTACCAAGGCATATGGTTTACTCGTATTCTTCTGACCAAATCCAACCGATTTGGTATTTGTCAAACAAAGGTTCGATACCAAGAGCATCCATCAGCTCGTAAATCAAGCGTCCTTTGCCCAGGCGTTTGCCGGTTGGTGTCTTGATGTTGTCATCAACAACGATCAAAGTCCCAGGGACAATTAAGTTTTTTGCGGCAAATAATTCTTTGAGGTGATGGGCGGCCGGTGCCCAATCATTGTTCCAATCTGTGATGTTGTATGAATCTAAATACAGCAAAGAAACTTTCTCATTACTTGTATGCTCTCCTAAAAACTCAACTGAGTCAGAACAAGCAATCCAAGAACCTGAATAGATAACACTTTTGCCTGCTAATTTACATGCAACGGGATCAATATCAACAGATACCAGGGTTCCTTCATTTCTGAAAGCAAGGTAGTTGTCGAATAAAAGCGTTGAACAACCGTCGCCTGTGTAATTGTTTTCTTCTCGATAGGTGCCAGTTTCAATAATGTACGGATCTTTAAACTCGTCTAGGTAATTAAAAATCTGTTTAAAGGTGTTGCCACGGGCGCCCAGCTTGGGATATACCTCCCGAAAATAACTATCCCAAGAAGAAGCCATCAGAAATCAACGCGCGTATAAGAAATGTCTTGTGATTGTAACTCAGTTTCGTACTGATCGGCTTCAATGGTTTCTACATCAAGGAAAGAAAGTCCCTCAAAGCAACCAGTACGGCAATCTTCGTCAAATTCAAAATAAAATCTCGTTAAGTTTGATGTCATGGGTGATGCACCAGATCAAGAGAAAAGTAAGGGCAAGCATGGCAATGCGCCCATTGACACGTTCGGCATACCAGATGTGATCGTCAAGGTTTGTGTGTCGTTTCCAAAACTTGAGGTCGGGGGATTCCTCCCAAATAAATTTGAGGATTGCCCCAGGGATCCAGGAGACGCAGGAGAAATACCCTTGAAGACCAAGCCAGAACTTGTTCATTGCCGTGACAACACTTCTGTGAAGAAGAGGTAGGCATCCATGCTAATCACAACGAGCATTGCGCCAAGGATTGAGGCAATTGCGTAGTTGAATCCTTCCATACCAATCTGTTGATTCATCTGTTAAGCTAGCAGCAATATACAAAACCGTCGATGGTTGCTAAGATAGATACATCCGATCCTTGGATTAAGGCCAAGGAAGAGCAACCAGAAGTTATGCGGTCGATTAATAAGACCGCAGCCAGAATTACGCTTAACGGTAAAAGACACTACACAACGCCGTTACCCACTGGACCTGCGCCGTCTGTAACTACTATCATTGGTGAGACAGCTTCCGAAGCAAATAAACGGAAGCTCGAAATGTGGTCCAAAAATAATCCAGGTGTCAAGGAAGCTGCCGCTGAAAGGGGTACAGCGATCCACTATGGCATGGAACAGTATCTCAAAGGGAACAAAAATCCAGAGATCAAAGAGGATTATGCGGACTTTTGGGCGGGTATGCCAGCGATTCTTGATCAGTTTCAGGAAGTTCTCTGGGCTGAATCTCCCGTGCTGGACAAATTTAATTTTACTATTGGTGCTGATGACGTGGCTCGTGTCTGGGGTTGCGATCCCGAGGGCCGTGCTTGGGCTGGCGCTCCTGACATTATTGCTGTTGCCAACAACAAACTGACGCTTGCTGACCTAAAAACCAGCGTCAAACCTTACAGTCGCAAGTGGCCTAAAGACTTAGAGAAGGGCTCCCAAGAGTGGAGGGATCTGCTCGGCGGTCACATGAAATTTAAAAAGACCTGCAAGCAGTTGGCAGCCTACGATATTGCCATCGAACAGACCCTGGGCATGAAGGTTCAGCAGGCAGCAATCTTGGTATCGACTCCGATTCGTACCCAGGTATTTAAAATCTCCCGCAGGTTTTTAGACTCGCTGCGGGATGATTGGTACAAAATCGTAGAGGAGTACTATACGCAAATTGAAAACTGTAATGTCTACGATCCAGATCTCATCTAAATCCTTTGGTAGACTGTGTCTTACAACCCGAACGGCAAGATGGAATGCAGGAAGCGCCTGGCATGGACGATTGCCTGTGAGCGGGCGGTCGTCACAAAAGAAGACGCTATTACGTTATACAACAAGATGATGAAAGAGTTTGAATCCATTGACAAACGCTCGGCATATAAAGAGCACGAGTCTAGTGAGGCCCAATAACTGTTACAATTAAAGGGCAGCGGTGCGTCAACACCCTGCCCAACGGCAACCACTTGTACTGGTCACATGGACATCCTACCTGGTTTTAAGCTTTGTCGCAAAGGACTTCATCAATATCCTGTTACAAATAAAAGATGTTTAGAATGTAAAAAATTATATTACAAAAAGTGGGCAAAAAATAACCGTAAAAAACTAAACAAACTTCAACGTGAATGGAAGGAAGCCAACAGGGTCAGATATCGTCAACTTGTAAATAACTGGAGAAATAAAAATATAGATAAAGCACGAAAAAGAAATAGAGAATGGGCTAAAAACAATACCCATAAAAGAGCCGCATTAAAAATGAAAAGAAAGGCGGCGAAAACGTTTGCTATAGCTTCTTGGGCTGACCATGAAAAAATAAAATACCTATACAAAAAAGCTGCTGAATTAACAAAAAAGACGGGTATAAAACACCATGTAGATCATATTTATCCACTACAAAGCAAATACCTTTGTGGTTTGCACGTGGAAACAAATCTTCAAATCCTAACAGCTGAAGAAAATATAAAGAAAGGAAATCGTAGCTGGCCCGGTCAACTTGACTGCCAAAAAGAATGAGTCTACTAAGACTTGGGAATCTTAACTTTGTTTTGGGAGGCGGAACAGCTTGGGCGCCGTAAACTAAAGGAACGTCGAACAGGTCTTCCATGTCAACCCATGTCATCAGCATGGGGCAGTGGATGAATGCGCTTATGCACAGCATGCAAACTGCTGTGGATGAAGACGTGTTCTTACTGCCCACACTTATGCACCTCCATGCCTACAACATCATGAAGGAGGACTTTTTCCCAGACAGAACCTTTAAAGTAGAAATCAAGAATTCGGTGGACGCATGACAAATCAATCCGTTAAACCAGGCGAAATTCGTCTTGATCTCATCCCACTGGATTGGCCACTTACTCCCTTGGGTGGCAACAAGGATCCCTACATCCAAGGATGGCAGAACAAACCCTTTAGTGTCAAAGAAATTGAAGAAGAGCTAGCAACAGGTGACTGCAAAGCAATCGGCGTCCTTGGTGGTCCTGTCTACAACCATCCCTTTGGCCTTGTATGGGTGGATGTGGATGGCCCAAGCGTATACTCCCTTGTCGAACAGATCAGTGGACTCCCCCTCCAGGATGCGCTGCCTGCCACCCTTACCATCTTCAGCGGTAAAATTGGCCGCGAACGCAAGCTCTACAAACTAGATCGGGAGAAACACAAGCACTTCCTCCGCAACAAATACGTCTGGCACGCAGAGGAAGATAAAGAAAAACTTGAGATCTTGTGGAAGCGGCACCAAGGTGTGCTGATGGGTGTGCATCCACAAACGGATGGGTATTACACAGGAGAAAACCTTGGTTTTGAGTGGGCCAGTGATCTGCCTGAACTGCCGGAATGGATCCTGAATGGCATCATCACCAAAAACGCCAAGTTAGGGAAGCCATCCCAGGAAACATCACGGGTCATTGGTCCAACGTTTGCTATCCAATCCGTTGTTGGTCTTGATCGAGACATCAAGCTTGCTACGGAAGCAACTTGGGGCATGCCTCCAGAGGCTACTGATGACTACGACATCTGGATCATGGTCGGTCAGACGCTTCATTCGTTGGATGAATCGCTGTTGGACGTATGGGATGAATGGTCCAAACAATCCGATAAGTACAAAGAGGGTGAATGCCATAAGCGTTGGCTTTCCTTTAGCCGGAATGGTGGTCGTGGGATTGGTTCTCTAATTCATGCTGCAAAGGAGTATGGGTGGGTTCAGTCTGAGGATCACCGTGTTCAGAGTGTTGATGATGAGACAATAACCGCTGTATCTGAAATTCTTCCTCAACTTGAACAGGACATTGCAGACCACATGGAAGCACTTGTTGAATTGGTAGATCCTTCTGCACGTAGCGTTCAATCGACAACGACTCCGGTGTCATGGAACTCCAACAAGAAAGAAGACTCAAAAAATGAAAAGCCGAAGAGATTGCCATCGAGCGTCATCGCGGATCAGGTCTTCGCCATGTTCAATGGAGATCTCCGGTTCAGTCAACCTCATAATCAATTCTTTTTATACGACAAGCGTAAAGGATTATGGGAGCGTATGACCAGGGTGGAGATGATGGGCTCCATCCGGACAAAAATGCAGTACCTTTCCACTACTGATTGGTTGCCCAATGGTTTCACGCAAAACCTGCTAGAGGACATCTACAAACAGCTCCAGTCCATGATTCCGTTTGATGAGTGGTATGACGGTGCTGAATACCTGCTTTTCACCAACGGTGTATTAGAAGTAGCCACCAGAGAGCTGCATGCTTTCCGTCGTGATTTTTACATGACGCAACAAATGCCGTATGAGTACGACGCATCGGCTACTTGTGAAGACATCATTAAATGGTTGAAGCACACTCAACACAATTCTTGGAATCGCACCCAGGTACTTAGGGCATGGCTGCGGGCAACACTACTTGGTTGCTACGAGATTCAGAAGTTTGTTGAGATTGTGGGTCCTGGTAAGTCAGGTAAATCAACCTACGCAAACTTGGCAGTAGCACTGGTTGGCAAGAGCAATACCTACTCCACGGACTTTGAGAACATGGAGAAGAACCGCTTTGAAGCAGCGGCTTACATGGGTAAAAAGCTCCTGCTGTTCCAGGATGCTGATCGTTGGGGTGGTTCCGTATCCAAACTGAAAGCAATCACGGGTGGTGACTGGATTCGTTCTGAGCGTAAGTACCAGGGGGAGACGTTAGATCCTTTTCAGTACCACGGAATGGTCATCATTACTGCTAATGAAGCCATCCAGTCCACTGACTACACCTCTGGTCTTGCTCGTCGTCGTCTCACTATTCCATTCGATCGTCCGTTTACGGGCGCACAACACGAACAAAAAGAACTGATTAAGTTCGATGCCAAGGGGAATCCGCAGGGAATTTTTTCTCCTTTGCTGCCAGGGCTTGTGAACTGGCTCCTGGACATGTCGGAAGAAGACATGCGTTCCTACCTGATGGAAACCGCTAAGCATGTTGATTTCTTCCAGCGGTATGAGAAGGAGCAAAGCCTGCGTTCCAACCCTGTGCTCGATTGGATGGACAAGCATCTGGTCTTTGATCCAGGTGTACGGTCAGTCCTTGGTATTTGTAAAGCTGCACAAGGAACCAACAACTACTACAACAACTGGAATCAATGGTTGTATCCCAGCTACGCTGAGTTCTGCCGTGGTACCAACATTGGTTCCGTTGGTCGTGGTCGCTTTGAAGTGCTCTTCTTTGACATCTGTAAGCACCAGCTTAAGATCAACGTCTTCTCCAAGAAGACCACCAAGGGTTTACAGATCTTTAATGTGGCAATCAGGGAGTCCAACCCATCCAAATATGAGAACTACCCATCGGTGGTAGAAGTGGCCGCTAATCCTGAAAAGTACGCCCCTATGTACGGGGTTGACCCAACCATGGATAACCATGAGAGAATGGAAGAACCTGTAGAAGCGCTGTGAGCAACGGCCGTCACCTTATTTTGGATCTGTACGACTGCGATAAGCAGATCCTTGATGACTATGAGGAGCTTCAACGATTGCTTGAGGCTTCTCTTGTGATGGCAAAAGCTACCATCCTTCGGATCTTTGGGGAAAAATTCCAGCCGCAAGGGGTAACGCTACTTGCTTTGCTAGCGGAATCGCATGCCTCTATCCATACGTGGCCAGAAATTGGTTATTGCGCAATCGATCTCTACACTTGTGGTGATACTACACAGACACACAAGGCCGCAAGATTTTTATCGGAAAAGTTAAAAGCTGGTACTGTAGAGCAGAAAGAGTTAGAACGGTCAGTAACTCCGACCTAGCTGGCGTTCTAGCTCTTCAATCTTTTTATCCTTTTCTGATTTGATACCAAGTGCTCCTGATAGCGCGCCGCCAAGACCCATCCCAAGAGCAACGCCTACTTCATCACCAATAAAACGGCCCGCTGCGCGTCCCAAGTGTTCCCCAGTAATTGGTTTTGCATCTTTTAGAAGAGCTTCAAACGCAGATCCAATGTTTATATCCGTTCCGGGGACGGTTTTGCTCTTATTGAGCATTGCCATTTTCATAAGATTGTTATCTAAATGCGCTGCAGCTTGAGTATTAATTAAATGCTCAACTTGATTAAACCCTTGTTCCATTACTTGTTGAGCAGCAGCGCCTAGTTGCTTGCGTTGTTCTGGAGAAAGATTTTCCAATGTCTCCAGCCCGGCACGTGCTTGGCTAGCCGCTCCTACAGCCGTATGATATTTTTTAAAAGTTTCAGGATTAACTCCATATTTACCAGCAAATGCTTGTGGATTTTGTAAAGCTTCGTTTAAAAGTTGAGCGGAAGTCTGCTCTTTTATCTCTTGTTTAAGCTGTCCTTTTGCATAGCGAGCTTGTTCGGCTGCGCCTTTGGCTAAAGTTTTTTGTCCTGTTGTTCGGCCTATGGTTGCTAAGACGCCTTCTTGATTTTTTAAAGCGTTAGGATTAATTGCTTTACCTATACGTGCTCCAATAGATTTTCCTAATAAGCCAATGCCTACACCGCCAGCAATTCCCGCCAAGGTTTGAATCGCAACCTGAGCTGGCGGCGTGTCAGTACCAAGTTGGGTAAGGCCTGCTGTTCCGCCAAGTAGCGTTCCTTCTACAGCTTCTTGGAATAAATCATTTTGTTGTAACTGTAGAAACTTCCCGGCAAGCGCAGCTTGATTCATAATATAGTTTTTTTCTAGTCTACGTTCTTTTAATTTTCGGTATAGTAAATCAAGTTACTCTTGATTGCCTTGACAAAAAAAACAAAAGTATTGTGGTGTGGTGACATTGTTGCAATGACCGGCTTTGCTCGTGTCACTGAAAACGTCATCTATCGCCTTAAGGATGATTTTGAAATTGTAGTCCTTGGTCATAACTGGTGGGGGGATCCGTGCGAGCAACAGAAAGACTTCAAGATTTATCCGTCATCCAATCGATTCCAAACCGCACCCTTCGGTGAGCAACGCATTCGCGAGATCGTTGAACGTGAACAACCTGACATTGTGTTCACCATCAATGACATGTGGATCATCAATGAACAATACCGGCAGATTGAAGACCTACATAAGCAGGGCAAATTCAAGTTCGTGGGTTATGCCCCCATGGATTCGTATGGGTGGATTGGTTGCCTCGCTGATACCGCCAACGATTGGGATGCCATCATTTCGTACACAGAATTTGGTGCGCACGAATTTGTGGCCGGCGGGATCCGCAAGCCCATTGCCGTCATTCCCCATGGCGTAACACCAGGGCAGTTCTATCCACTGGATAAGAAGGAGTGCCGTCGCAAGCTGGGACTTAAAGAAGACTTATTCATTGTTTTCAACGGGAACAGGAACCAGTTCCGCAAACGAATTGACATCACGATCCAGGGCTTTGCTCGCTTTGCAGTCGATAAGCCGGAAGCGCAACTGTATCTACATATGGGGCTTAAGGACCAGGGCTGGGATGTGATGGGTGTCTTTGCACGAGAAATGTCACGGGTGGGGCTGGATCCGAACGGACGCATCATCATGACTACGCAGACGGAAGGGCCGCCGAACGTATCGGTGGACATGCTGAACACCATCTATAACGCTGTCGATGTGGGCGTCAACACCTGTAAGGGCGAGGGCTGGGGCCTTGTCAACTTTGAACACGCAGCCTGTGGTGTGGCGCAAGTGGTGCCTGACCATACGTCATGCAAGGAGATCTTTGAGGGATGTGGCGAGCTGATCCGTTGCGACCACATCGATGTGGATACTAACTACGCACGTGAGATGCCATGCCCGTCCTCTGAGCACCTCACTGAACTTCTAGACATTTTGTACTACGACACAAAACGTCGGGATCGAGTGGGTGAGGCCTGCTACCAGCGGGTAACAGATCCTCAATTCTCATGGGATACGGTTGCGTCTCAGTTTGGCGGCATCTTCGAGGACGTCATGAATCAAGTTGATCACTCGGTCTCAAATGAGATCAGTGAGCAACCGAAGCGAAAAGCAAAGCGTCGCAAGAGTCCCAAACGAGAATTAGCCAGTTTGCGCAATTGATGAGATTGTCACAAGCCCCAGGCCTCCACGTCAGTGGGGGCTTTTTTATGGCCTGAAAAGGTGTCAAGAGTGCGTCTAAAACAAGATGGATGCGACAAGGAAAGAAGGGAGGGTAGGACTCTGGTGATGCAACCATCCTTATGGGCGCAAAAATTGGTGTGACAAGGCGGATCTATAACCCTATATAAGCAATACGACAGTTTTACAAAAGTGTCGTAGTTTCTCAAAGTAAGAAAAGGATGAGACAATGGATACGTGATGCAACAGGGCTAATGCGACACTTTCTGCAAGTTGTCGTAAAACCTTATATAAGAAAAATAGAGTGCTTGCAACACCTATTTTTACCCCTTTTCCGCCCTGCTTTGCGTGACAACACCTGCTATGCTGTGACAACACCCTATCCCTGGTATTGGTGGCCCGTACTTACCAGAAAATGCTGCCGCTCTGGTGGTTGCAAGAGCAGGTGGACCTCTCAAATGAATACCCGTCAGGTCTGGTGTGGCGCTCAGAAGGGCGCTACCACAAGCCCGGAGAGATGGCTGGTACCCAACGGGCAGACGGTCGTTACTACTACGTCTTCCTGGCGGGCACCCGCTACACAGCGCATCGGATCGTCTACTACCTACGCACAGGTGAAGACCCTGGTACTGCTGACGTGATGCACGGTGCTGACAACCCCACCCGTGACAACCGCCTTGAGTTGACCTTGTTTCAACGCAAGCCCAAACCTGCACCTAAGTGGCGAAGGCGCGTACGAAACGCAGAAGGACAACTTGTGTACAGCCATCTCGCCAAAGACGGCGTCTCCGTCAGGCAACTTGAGCGGGAACAGGGCATCAAAATTGAGGAATAACATGGCTAATAACTTGAATCGCATGTTGGACATTGCTAAATCACGCTCCGGTTTTCGCCATGTACCCAACATTGAACAGCTTTCTCCCCAACAACTGGAAGCACATGGTTATTACGTGGGTTTCCCATGTGCCTATGGTCATCGGATACGTGATACCAGCCAGCATTGGTGCTATGACTGCGTGCGCAAGATCCAAAGCAACAACTGCGCTTTTGACTTGAATTACGTCCATGCAGCGTACAAGACACGTCTTCTGATGATCTGGAAGCAGATCTCAGTTGGTCACTTTGAAGACTGCTGGGAAGCCCCATCTTTGGTCAACGCTCGCATTCGCTTTCCTTCGTATCGTTCCATAGGCGACAAACGCCTTTCGGATAACATCTCAGCCCACAAGGTGATTTACCAATGCACCTGGGGAGATGTCGGCAAGATGTTTGTGACTCGTCTGTGCAAAAACAAGGCGTGTCTCAACCCTCTCCATATGGTCTCAAGTTGGAACCGCACGTTTCCACCGGAGGTCATTCATCCGTTTGATTATGAGTTCAACCCTGAAAAACTGATGTATGCAGCACGGAATCAAATGCGTGAGGAACCAGAGCAAATCATAGAAAAGCAATACAAAAGCACAATTCAACATCCGTTAGTAAACAAAAATACCCCGGATTATGATGAAGATAAGGCCATGTGTTACGAACCATATGTCGAGGAGTGCACTTAGTCAGTCACAACGCACCCAAAACGATCCATTACTACTTGGTACGTTTAGCCAGACTACGCTGCGCTATTTGAAGGGTACGCTTGGTGCTCAATACAAACCAATTGGACGTGCGGATACCAGGCAAATCTCTAACGGTGGTATTGGCGGCGGTACTTACAACCACTGGTTCCAAGTCAATTTGACTGAGCCAGCTTGGATTATCTTGACAAAAGGACCGCCGCGCCCCAAGTACATTCAAGTTTCCGCATACGATCTCAATAAGACTCCAATCCAGGGAGATCCTATATTTGATGCAGATTCTGTTCAATCGTCAACCAACGGAACGCGTTATATCCCGTATTTAGATACGGTGATGAGTGTCCAGTCGGATCTTTATAACACCTTTGATCGTTTACGTCTTGATCGTGGTGATGACCGCTACTTCCCCCTGGAAACAGGTAGCTATCTCATCTGTGTTTCATCAACGCGCAATGAACCCCTTGCATACGAGCTTGGTGTTGTCATTGAGTTTCCAACGGATGAAGCGTTCTTTGAGCTGGAAGATGTTGATGGTAGTGTTTGCTTACAAGAAACTGAAATTGACGCCGCCGAAATTGTTGGACCTATCCTTGTTGATACTGTTATTAGCGCCAATGCTTTTTCTGAAACAAGCTGTGAGATTGCAGCAGGCGTGACGGTGACCGTGAATCCAGGTATTACTTGGCTGATCGGCGAGCGTATCCCTGCTGCAGACTACGACAACTATAAAATTATTCTTGAGGTAGGCGATGATGCGTATTACAACACAGTACATGATCATTCCTTGTCAGAATGGCAGAATGCATGGGAGAGGGAACATCAAGACACTGATCGATTCCCTGAACTCTTTGTTCCTTTAACGAACAGACCATGATTAAATTTTTGTTAAACCTGTTTAAAAAACCTGTAGCAAAACATTCGCCTGCACTAGCTTGGGCACAGTATTGTGTTAGTAATCCAAGCGCTCCTGACTGCCGTATTTACGATGTCTGAAGAAAAGCAAAACGAAAAAGAATCTAAAGATTTGCAAAACAATCCCAGAATCACTGAGGCAACTCAACGTGATTGGGATGATTTTTTCGCAGCACAAGAAGACAATTTATTTGACCGGTAATAGGGTATCTAGAATAAAAGAAATGGAATATAACCATGGCTCACCTTAACCAGTATCTTGAAGTTGCTCTTGCTATCCATGCAGCAGCTTCCGCAATTTGTGCTCTGACCCCAACACCTTCCGATGACAAGCTTGTCGGCAAGCTCTACAAATTAATTGAGATTGCAGGTCTTGTCATTGGTCGCGCTAAGCAGCGCTGATCAATCAGGTAATACCTGCGTCCAAAATACGACGCCTCCCTGTTCTTCTACCCAATCCCTTGTTTCATATGCGTGTTCCCTTGGTAGGGTCGCGCATTTCTTTTCGTCGCCAATCTGCCAGCACATATTGATGCGCGTTGGCTTCTCCTTATGTTTTTTCATATCAATAATCCCATCTGACTTTTGGGCGGCCTGGTCGAATTCCAAGGTGGCAAAATCCTTTTGGTGCTCCATATCCTAATGAGTACGCCCAGTTTCTGTCACACCATTCTTGCACAGCATAGATACCTGCGCCTTCGATGTAAAAATCAACGGCACCTTTAGACGGAGCATCGTAAGTGTGCTCGCTGTTCTTAGCACCACCCACTTGTGTATTGATGGGCTCTGGACGAGAACCACTGGTGATGATCAAAGGTTTGTTGCCAAATTGTTTACGGACCTTTTCCAGGAATAAACAGAGTTCTTTTGCTGTGTCACATTGATATTGTTTAGTAAAACGGCGCTTTTCCTGGTTGAGAGTCAACTCTCCATACGTGATGTTAGGCGTGATTTTGTAGTTGAAAGGGCTCCAGGGATTGAAGTTATTGCTGTGTGGATCAGCAGGATCTTGCTTGGTGCCGCTGTTTTGTAGTTGACGGTCAAGGATCTGGATCAACTTAGTCGCATATTCAGGATCAGTTGCGTACCCTTCCTCGATTAAAAGCTGCGCACATTCGTTCCGTGACTGCGCACGGTTAACACCTTTGAATCGGCCAAAATCTTTGTACCAGCGATCTACAAGGTATACAACACAGGTTTCCAAATCAGGAAAATCAAGGAACCCGGCTTTGATTGTGATCCATTTTCCGTTGATGAATTCTTGAGTACTGACCGTAGAGCCAGATCCTTTTAATCCAAAGTAGTTATTTTTACCAGATGTGTGTTTACCCCAGCCCGATTCAAGTGCCCACTGCGCACTAACACATTCCGGAAATTTAGCGCCAGCTTGTTTTGCTGCAGCGTAAACACCGTCCCAAGTGTTGCCTGCTTCTAAAGAAGGCTTAGGTGCAGGCTTAGTTCTGTACTTAGACGCAAAAGTGTCCAGGGTCTCTGGTGCAAGAGTTCCCTGGAGCCAATCCCATGCTTCAATTTGATGCGGTTCTTCGTTAAAAAACTCAGCCGCATCAACGAGTTTAATAGACATATCGACCTAGGGCGTTAGTACAACTCTAGGTCAAGTCTATTTTTCACTCAGCAATTTCTTCGGTCGGTTCTCCGGTTTCTTCTGGAGCAAACTCAAGGGTTTCAATCAATTGACCGATAAGGTTACCAGCGAAAGCAACAAGGTTGCCGTCACCAGTAGCACGTGCAGCTCCAAATGAATTGATAGCGGAAATCAACTCAGCTTTAGTGCAAGCCATAATGAAGCAATAACTTCAAAAAGTATAACAAAAATCACCAAGGAACGCCAGATTCAGAAGTTGGGTGCAGTTTGGTTTGGATCTGGTTGTGCAGTGCTTCTTCAATCGAAACAACTTGATCAACACCAAGTGCTGCCAGAGTCCAATTTACTACTTCTTCTTTGGTGAGTTCACCGAAAGGAGTGAAGTTATCAGGGTCGGGTTCACCAAGGCCAACGCTGCCGTAACAACCGGCAGTTTCACCATCTTCTTCCAGGGATGCAGTCCAATGGACGGTATATACAGCGCCATCAGGACAGGTGTCACCATCAGGAAGATGACGTTCGAGGTTGGCAATATCCCAAACAGTATTAGCCATAATCAACAATGTTTTCTTTTTATTTTACCAGGGGTGATCAGTGAGTAGGACTACTAGCTCAAGCGATAGGTCACAAACGTATTCGCAGCCGTGCGCCGTGAGGCGAAGCGACCGGATGTGCCGGTGGCAACCGAGCCAGAACCCACGATGGTGTGAGCAGTGCCAGCCAACACACGCACCAAGCTGGGGCCTGTGTTGATGACGCTCCATTCAAACGTCATGTTCGTGTAGATGCCACTGAATCCAGCTTCTGTATCGGTTCCAGTAGGCAGCGTCATGTCGGTTGCTGCGGCTGACGTGCTGGTGATAATGCCGGTTTTGAGGTTGGCAACAGTCAGCGTTGCAGTGGCGTTGACGGCAGCAGGGGCGCCTTGGTTGTAAGCATGAACACCATCATTGGTGATGCGAACTCGCTCCGTCGGGCTGCTCGCTCCATCGGCGGTGGTCGAGAAGACAAGCCTGCCCGGCATGTCGTTAGTGCCGGGGGTGCCGTCTACCTCAGCAAAGATTGTTGCTGCTTGCTTGAAATCAGTACCATCAGACCCTGTAAAGCGAATAGTGCCAAGCCTTGCACCATCAACAACAACTGTATGCGTGCCTAGTGTGTCGCTATAAGAACGCCTAAAATGAAGCTGGGAAGCAAATCCCGTCGAAGTTCCGCACCAAGTAGTTAAACTTGTAATTGATTCCGAGCTTGCTCCATTCTGCGAAAACTGAACTTGTGGCGTAGAAAGCCCTGATGCGCCAACGCTCGTAGACGTCCCCACCAACAATCTGCCGGAGCTGTCGATGCGGGCGCGTTCTTGGCTAATTCCACCTGCTGTTCTTGTATGGAATCCAAGCTCACCAGCGGCTGAAGCCACCCGATAGCCCCTAATTTCACAAGTAGAGTTCGCGGTTACATCAACGGTGGATCCGTTCCAAACGATTGCGGAATAATCGTTTGCAGTGGTGCTATTAAGGTCAAGCGTAATGTTATTACCTAGTCCTCTGACAGTTAGGGGAGAGTAAGGACTCGTGGTGCCGATGCCGACGTTGCCTGCAGATGTGATTCGAACTCGCTCCGTCGGGCTGCTCGCTCCATCGGCGGTGGTCGAGAAGACAAGCCTGCCCGGGTAGTCAGATGCAGACCAACCAGCATCAGCTTGTGCTGTAATCCACGCGGCTTCACCGCCTTCGCCATTACCAAAGGCAACGCGGCCAAGGCTTTCTCCTGCTCCAATTCCGGCAGCAATGGTTCTGCCTGTGAATAGGGCTAGCTTTCCTTCAAATGTTGATCCCGAGCTGTTGCCACGGACCTGAATCAGCGAGTCTGACCAGTTGCCGGCGCTAAGGCTAGAAGACGTGCCAACCAACAACCTGCCGGAGCTGTCAATGCGGGCGCGTTCGGAACCAGCAGTTCTAAACTGCATTGAATCGGAAGCATGCAGATACTCGATGAGACCTTGAGCACGAGCGTTTGCATCTGAAAACGCAACAAAGCCAGTTGTACTTGTGGTGAGGTTGATGCCATGAACGCTGCCTTCAATCTTGAAAGCATCTGCACTATTAGCTGCCCATGCTTCAGTTACATCTCCTGCTCGCACATGTAATAAATTATCTGGACTCGCAGTGCTGATGCCGACCTTCCCATCACTTGCAACAAACAACCGCCCAGTGCCATTAGTCGAGATGGCTACTTGGTCTGCGCCGGGGGAGTAAATGCCGGTGTTGAGGTCAGAAACAAAACTAATTGATGGGCTTGCTGCAGTACCTAACGCAAATACACCCGATGTAATGGTATGAGTGCCGCCACTGATATTGGTAAAATTACCACTAGTAAAGTCTGCAGTGGTACCAGTGACAGTAACCCCTGTTAATGAAGTAAAGGTTCCACTGGTAAATTGAGCAGTTGTTCCAGTGATTGTAACACCTGAAATTGTTTGACCTTGTACGGTATTACCAGAGATAGTTCCGGTTACGGTAACGCTTCCTGTAAAAGTAGGATTCTGAACTAAACCAGAAACTGCAACGCTCTTATCAATACCACCATCAGTAAAGGTGATTGTATCAATCTTGATAGTGCCGTACGCCATTTTGTTGTCTCTTTTTGTCTATTTTAACTGAAAGAATTAAGGAAGAATAACCAATGGTCCTTGGATAATTAAGCCGTTTGCAGCACCACCGGAAATAACACCAGAACACACAATGGCAGGTGTTGCGCCAGAGGGGGTTGTGACTGCAAGCGTGCTACCGGTAATTGAAGTAAATGCTCCAGTAGTGCCAGTGACCGTAGCTCCTGATATGCAAGAGGTAAATACACCGGAGGTGAACGTTGCCGTGACGCCAGTAGTTGTGGTACCGGTAAGCGAAGTAAAAGAACCGGTCGTAAACGTAGCGGTAATACCAGTTGTTGTTGTGCCCGTTAACGAAACAAAGGTTCCAGTTGTTGCTTGAATTGTTGTTCCGGTAATGGTTGTGCCACTAAGTGTTCCTGTAATTTGTACACCAGATGCAAAAAATCCGGAGCCAAGAACGTTTAGGTCGCCGGATACGGTGGTGTTTGTAAACGATAAGTTGGTTGCTTGAAGGGTGTTAAAGACACCAGTCGTAGCATTGACCGTCGTTCCAGTAATGGTCGTGCCCCTGAGATTAACAAAAACACCTGATGTCCCCTGGACGGTATTGCCAGTGATCGTGGCACCGGAAACACTTGTGGTGAAGATACCTGCAATACCGGTCAGATTTGTAAAAGCACCCGTGTTGCCGGTAACGGTTAGGCCAGAAACAATTGTTGTAAAGGTACCCGTGGCGCCAGTGACTGTTGTGAAGTTTGCGCTGTCTCCGGTGACTGCACTTCCACTGAGGTAGCTGCTGAACGTACCAGAGATACCATTGACAATTGAAAATAAACCCGAAGCACCTGTAATAGTCATGCCTGAAACACGACTATTAAAGACACCAGATACACCGGAAATTATTGTTGCGTTGACGTTGGTGCCAGTAATAGTTGCACCGGAAACATTGGTGAATGTCCCAGAAACACCTGTAAGTGTTGTGTAGTTTCCGATATCACCAGTAATAAAAGCCCCTGACAACACCTGGGTAAAAACACCCGAGATGCCGCTGACGTTGCCAAAGGATCCCGTATTTCCTGTTACGGTTGCACCAGAAACCCTGGTCGTAAAAGTACCGGATACACCGGTGACATTCGCAAAACGTGCCGTGTCACCTGTAATGGTGGCGCCTGAAAGCAGTGTTGTGTAGACTCCAGATACGCCAGTAACGGTCGTAAATTGAGCTGTAGTTCCGGTGATGGTTGTTCCAGAAAGCGTCCCGGTGGCTTGGACGCCGTTTGCAAACTGAGCTGTACCAGTGACGGTCAATCCGCTTGCAACGGAGAGGTTACCACTGACGTTAAGAACGGGAGTACTAAGAGTTTGGAATGTGCCCGTCGTTGCGGCAACCGTTGTTCCAGTAATTGTTGTACCGCTTAGCGCCGTAAAAACACCACTGGTGGCCGATAAATTATCTCCAGTGATCGTTGCGCCGGACAAAGTTTGATAACGACCACTGGTGAACAGTGCTGTCGTACCGGTTGCAGTCGTTGTTGTTACGGTACCTGCATTAAGGGTTGTCCCCTGGAGGGCAGTGCCTGTAATGGTAACTCCACTGATGGTGCCGCTGACTGTTGCATTATTTTGAACAATGATGGCACTGAACGTTCCTGTACCAGACGCCGTTACGGTATTGAATGTGCTGCTGCCTGAAACCGATAAGTTACCAGCGATATCAATGTTGCCACTGATGGTTTCACCGCTGATATTTGCGTAGTACTGATCAAGGTATGAACGAAACTGCGTAAAGGTAATTTTTTTGTTGCGCAGTGTCGGATCCACCTCAAAAACGTGGACTAGAGTAAGTAGATCCTGCTCGTCAATATCGATCCCGCTAATTGCGGGAAATTCTGAAATCCTACGGTTTGCCACCTACTGTACTACGCAATCCTTTGTATCAATTATAGGTCTGCTTATTTAGCGCACCTTAATCTCAACACGGGGCAAAATATTGGATAATGTGTTCCAGGTCCACTGAATTCCTGTTACAATTCCACAGGAAAGCAGTAATACCAAAAGGACTTCAGCAACGGTCAAGTTACGGCGTAAGTAAATAACTTGCGGCGGTTGAGGCGGTTGCTGTTGTTGAAGGGCAGCTTGCTGAGCAATGGTTTGTTGAATGGCAAGTTCCCTGGCACGAGCCTTCAATTCAGCCAATTGTTCAGGCGTAATTTGGTTCTCCATCTGCGGAGGCATTGGCATCGGTGGTTGACTAGCGGGAATTTGTTCTTCCATGGTCGCAAATTGTTTTCTCACAGGTTAGCATCTAAACAAAGCGTGTGTAGGTATGCAGTACGGACTTCGTAAAAGTTTGGAAGATATTGCGCATGAACTAAAAGGAATCAGAAATATCCTTGGTTCTATGTGGCACTCTCGTTATTCCAACGGGGAGACAGACGTCTTGAGTCCCCAGGCTTTTGCCGATGAGTATATCTCGACAGAAGAATGCGGTAGGCGACTTGGTGTATCAGATCAAACCATCCGTAACTGGATGTCCATTGGCAGAAAACAACCAGGAAAAGGTTGGGTCGAAGGCATTCATTATGTCAACGTTTCCCCTGATCCAAAAAAGAAGGCAGTCCTACGGATCCCTTGGAACCAACTGATTCAATCTTTTTCCAAAAACCCGGAGGTTTTGACGGTTGATCTTAACCCTCAACGTCAAGATCGCAAACCAATGTACCAAAAAACGTGGGATCCTACTGAGAATGGCGCACCGTTTTAATGGTATTGATCTTGATGCAGTGACCGTAGAGAACCACGGGGAACTGCTTCCGGAATCCTTGGTCAGGCAAGTGGAGATGTTCTTGCCGCCCAGTGGTTCTTTTGATGACGGGTGCTTACGCCGTTACCTGGAAAACTTAAAAAATTATGAAGAAGAAGACGCTAATTCCGGTATGACACTTGCCAACAGGTTGCGTCTTGCTTTTTGTGATCTGCAGCCGGATACAATCTGTGGCAAATTCCCGCAGGCTGAATTGCCTCTTAAGAGGAGACTCCGCTGTGTTGCGGAATATCTGATCCGATCTGGAGAATTTGATAAGGTAAGAGATGACCTTGGCAAGCTTGTCAAGAAACGCGGCGTACTTGGCAAGCTAGTTGTCATGTACCAACCAACGCCAAAGCTTTTAGAATCTTTAAACCGACAAGGATTGTTGCAAAAATGAACCGACGTGAAAAATTAATTGCTTCTGTGATTGGTCCAGAGATGGACGAAACAAAAGCCAGGATGCTCGATGCAACAGTCAAGTTGATGCTTGGTGATATGGGTGAGTATTACGTCAAGATGTGGGAAGCAGAAGGCCCTGGCGTGATGTGTTTTCAACCTACGGCTGAACGCACGATGTTCTTCTTGACACTCAAAGAACTGCATGC